TCAATGAACTGCACCAGTTCAGTATTGCGAGCCTCAGACAGCAGCTTTCGAGCACGATCCCGGAGAACACTTGGAATGGTGTAGGGGCGGGAACTATCCCACTCCGACATCTGCAAGTTGACCTCGCTCAGCTTATTTGCGACCTCAAGAAGTGCGACGCGATCAACGAGTGCCTTGACTTCGGGATAAGTCTCAGTCAGGGCAACCATCTCAGTTGTCTCTTCAGAAGCCGCTACAAGCTCTGGAATCGAGTCAGGACTGCTCTCCGGGACTTCAGAAGATACTGCCTCAGTCTCGTTCTGAGCAACAATCAGCTGCTCAGCCGTACTAAGGACGGCTTCTTCCGAAGCTTCCCCGTCAAGACCAAGAATATCTCTCATGGAAGCGACAAACGTGTCATCTGCCATAATCGGCTCTCCTTGATCGCCTATTAACTCGGATAGGTTTACAGGCAGCAAATCCTTCAGAAAAGGTCTATTGGTGAGAGCTCCACCAAAAAGAACATCCTGATGCATTGTGCCTGTCTTTGGGTGCTTCCATTTGTCCTGATATTCAGGACTAAAGTATTTGTATTCTTTGTTTTTGATTGCTGCTGTTGCTGTTTCTGTCCATTCAACTTGTAAATATAGACCATCAGAACGGGCCTGCGCGTCTGTAATCCAGCCGGCGGCCTTACCTGTGCGACTCTTATGATCGTAATCTACATCAAGCTGGGTATCACGTACCTCATTCTTAACGTTCTGAGCCATATTCAAAATCTTGTCGGGCGTAAAGCTAATCTCGCCATATGTAGGATGCTGGTAGGTGCCGATAGGCACAGCTTGAATCCAAGAAGTGTCAGAACATTCAACACCTCTTAGATCGACCCAATAACCTAGTTTGATAGGGGCTTCATTTTCTTCGTTCACACCATACCCCTGTGCTTCAATGGCGGCACCTTGTTGGCCGGCCTTAGCTTTTGCACGAATCTTTCCCTGCTCATTACCAGACGTATATGTATAACATTTGCCAGATTCACCCCATTTGAAGCCGGGGCTACTATTGGAAGTGCAACTTTGTACTGGCATGCTAACCTTGAGTATAACGATGTATACGCTTCACTGCAACGCTATCCTCCCGAAGCATCTCGCCCTGCAGCTCCACCCGGCATTATTCTTTGGTTCGCCGCCTGGCTTTGTCGCGGCGGACCAGTCTTGTTCTCGTCTTCTTCGCCATTATCCTCCGGGAGTTGAGGCGTTGCAGCCATACGAGCCGTTTCAAAATCTTGTCTAGGAAGATCCATTTCATTACGAGTCCATTCCTCAAGTCGCTCATCGGGCGTAATAACACCAGCTCCGATAAAGTTTCTCATTGCAAAGGACAAGGTGCGCCAATCGACAGTTTCACCAATCCTACGATACTTGAGTTCTGGATACTCATCTACATCGTAATTGAAATCCACTAGCTGGGGAATCGCATACTTATTAAACGTATCCCGAATAAATTCGGCTATATATCTGGTTGCTTTATTGAAAAGTTCTACGTTCTGTTCGCCGAGCTCGCTAGTGCCCGAAGAGAAGGCAATGAACTGTCCAAGAACGTTTCGAGCAATTTCTCTATCGTGATGCTCAATGGAGTTCATTGCATCGACAGGGTGCCCCTGGAGATCAGCAAAAATGATTTCCCAATTCGGAGGCAACACGATGTGTGCCTTCTCATTGGTACGCAAGTTCTTACCGATCTCATTTGCAAGCGTCTTATCGTTATCCGTAAAGTTGGCCGGCAACTTAATAATAGGAATACCAATACCGTGACGCTCTTTTTGGATGGCATCGATCTTATAGAGGTTGTCCTTAAAGTACCAAGGCTTGTAAGCACTCCGCAGAATCGACATTCCCTCAAGATTTCCTGCTTCTTTGTCAAAGGTAAAGACTAGGAGCTTATCAATAGGAATGACAATTTCATTCGACGCGTAGTTACTCGCATTGGGATACATAGACACGGCCACAGGTCCACCGTGATCATCCAAATACCATTCCCGAACGTCCATTGGATGCCGAGGAGCGAGCTTCTTCCAAACAATCTTGTCGTCCTTTACTTGCCAAACCTTTTCGAACATGTAATATCCGAAATCTAGCATCAACAAGCATTCGTACAGAACCTGCGACCAACTAATCGACATCCATTTTGTAAGGTTATCCCAAACAAACTTTGCGACCTCTCTATCGTGCTCATCTTCCGTAGAAGGCTCGACATACCAATGACCCGCAAGAATAGGTGTCTTGATTAGCCTCAGAGTGGCCCTTACCTGGGCATCCCCTCGGCGCATCTTATCATACATGCGCAGACCATTTAGACCGCGCAGTTCAGGATTGTATTCCTCTCGAGCAAAACTGGTCAGAAGAGACTGACCAGTGTTACCGAGTTCACGTAGATCGCCGCCACTGCTGTAAGCACGAGGCACAGGGGACGCGGCAAAGATCATTGCCTCGCCGTCCTCTGTGTATTCTACAAATTCAGCCTCTTTTTCGACTTCTTGAAGCGTCAGATTTCTGATACTATCTAAAAGCCCCATTAGAAGGTCTTTCCTGTTGTAAAGAAGGTCGCATCCGGAGTACGTACATCAGCAAGATTAAACGTTTCGTTCAAATGATGCTTGGCTCCAAGTTCAAATACATGCATTAAACCATATCTTAACGCATCTAGCGCGTGATCATCAACCTTCATCGAGACGTTGTTAGGTGAAGTAGCCGATGTTGGCTGATCCGGCCGCTTCGCCGCACGGTAATTATTGAACTCACGAATAATGTTAGGACAAGAATGGTCAACATACAACTTAGGGGCTTCCAACGGTGTTCCAAACTCGTCTGCTTTACCAATTTCTCTCATTTGAAGGAACGTTTTGACTAATTCAACACCCTGACGCCAATTAGTCTTTGCTTCCGGCATCGCTACACAGGCAGCAAACTTCTGGCACACCACAGCCACAGCTTCGGGATCCGCTGCATCGCCGAAAGTACACTCGATTCGATAATCAGGGGGCTGCTCCCTGCCCTGCATCATCGTTAGATGCTCCTCCAACGTTCTATATGCCATGTAGTGTTCGCGCCATATATAGATGTTGTCCTGTGGGTCTACCTGAAACTCAATAGCAGCTAGTGGATTTACGAAGCCCCAGTCAAAGGCAATGTAATTTTTCCACTCAGGATTATATTGAGTCTTGCGTACATGTATGGTTTCGTCGAACTCAGGATAGATTTTGCCTACGAAGGATGTAAAGTCCGCCGCAATCTCCTGAAGAAACCACTCATATATAGTAGTCTTCTTCAGAAGCTCGATTTCTGGATCGTCTTCCCCTCCAGGATACACAGCGGGGTTGTCCCAGGAAGGGAATCTCCACGACGCATACTCAGGGATATCTGGATTCTGTCCCAGCTGCCACATCTTGTAGAGCCAGTTCTGTCCCTCAGGAGTAGTTGGGAAATCAGCCCAGCCCCTATTATCGGCCAAGGAGGGCCTCAAATATCGCTCCCAGGTATCTACCCTGTGCTTCGCAGCCTCACTAACAATGACTCCGTCTAGACGTTCACCGACTAGATTCTCTGGGTGATCCGCAGAACGTACCTCAATGCGCGACTTCCAAGGGAATTCGATGTACATATCGCCAGAACGCTTGTTATAGGCCTTTTTAACCCTCTTATCCAAACCCAGCTGCTGAGTTACAATTAGATCGTCCCAGATAACGCGAAATTCCTTCTCACCCAGGTCATACGTAGGCCCAACGATCCAAAATCGCTTATCGGGCAAGAATAACTCGGGCTGGATGTCTTTTCCGGCCATTGTTGACTTACCAAAGCGTCTACCACAGACCGCGACTCGAAAACGCGCGTCTGAATTGTGATACACCCACTGAAGAGGATGAGGCTTGTAATCAATGGCCTTAAAGTACGCGGCCTTATTGATGGCTCTCACAGGTCAGCCCCCCGACGGGTGGTTGCCAATGAACTCCTCATAAGCACCCTGTGAGTTTAGGATGACCACGATCCCAGCCGGCGCCTCCGGCCCTTTACCTATCGTCATCGAAATCGTTCCAACTAAAGTTCCGACAGCGATCAGCAATCCCGTTATTGCGACGATCAGCTTCGTAGTCTTATTCATCAGTCATCAAACAGGTAGTCGTGCGACCAGTTGCGGGTCTCGAGGGCGGACCAGAGCCGCCACACCATATCCCACATCTCATCGGTACGTATATATAAGTCGTCAGCGCGACGGTTCACCTCGTCGATCTCCCACCCGATGTCGCCGCTCGCGTTCATACGTCCCTGTAGCTCTGCGACCTGTCGAATTAGATCAGTGATCTGCCAACCGTAGTCATCGCCGCTATCGGCCATCTCCATGCCGAACGCCTCTGCTACGCGGCGTTCCAGCTCGTCGACCTTCCAACTGAGATCCCCGAGGGTCGTGCGTGCCTGGTCAAACTCGGCGACGCGTTCCACCATTTCCATACGCAGCTCGTTCTGCTGATGCCACGTTGACTCGACATCGCCTCGAAGGCTGTCCGCGTCGATGCGAGCCACGTCGATGCGTTCCGACAGTGTGCTGATCTCGATCCACACGTCGGCCTGATCT